TTTCAAAGGTATATGTATTTTTGTTAGCATCAATACCAACAACAATTTCGTTAGTTTGAATCTGAGTCAAATCATCATTTGTTATCTGAACTAAGAATCTAGAATAGTCTATATTTGTTGGATAGGGTTGAAGATCTTTATGAAGTATTTCTACAAGATCTTTATTTCTAAACAAATTACTAATATCATCAATCTCAAGAACTCTATTAGTTCTACACTCAATATAATCGGATACTTTTCTATTCTTTAGTTGAACATATTTTGAAGCATTATTTTCTACATCAATATCAATACTTAAATCATAAGTATTGATTGTATCTACTCTATTTTCATTTACAACATCAATAACTATAGTTTGTGAGGAAATATTCGTATTTGCTACTGAAACATTTGTGCTTTTTTGAACCTGAAGGTCTGCAAAGTTCTTAAGACCTGCAGGATGGACCATTCTATTGACAGGAGTTACAATAGTTTTATATTCTAATGGACTCTTTATTGTGTAAGAAAGGTTTTGGTAATAATCATTATCTGGTATTACCTGAGTGTCTTCATTCAGTTTTCCAGTATTTGTTATCCAACCATTTTCAAAGGAAAGCGTTGCTCCAGTTTCAAATCGTGCATTGAACTTAGTTACTCTATTGATCTGAGCAATACTTCCAGATAAAACTCCTTTAATATTAAAGTTTTGTTTAATATTATAGTCTCCTTTGACTTTGATAAAGTCTTCAGAAACAACTAATACTTGTAAATCACTTTCTGCAAATACTGATGGATTTTGCTCTGTACTTACTAGTAAGTCCTCACCAACAAAGAAACTATTTTTCTTTTGTGTCGTATTAAATCTTGGGTATAGAGATTGTTTTACAAGAGAAGCAGTTGCAAGTTGCGTAGTCTTAGCTAATCCAGCATCAGTTGTATAATCTGCAACTGAGTATGATAGTTTTACTGGATTTACAGTATCATTATAAGAAATAACATCGAAGAAGTTATATCCATTATCTTTGGAGTTAAATCCAGATCCAGATGCATAGTTCACAATTCCTTCAACAAAAATCTTATCCCCAGGTTGTACGTAGGCAGTTGTAAAACCAAGAGTAGGAGTGTCGATGTAGCAAGTAATGACTCCAGATCTTGAAGATTCTACAGTTTGAATTCTGATTCCATTGTCATTGTTTTCTGCGAAGACTGTATACGAAGTGCCAACAAGACCACCACCAGAAGCAATTACATTAACTGATTTGATGGTATTGACCGCCATCACTGGTTCAATAGCAACTGATGGGACAGCCAAACCAGTTTGAGTATTCACTAGTGTTAAAGATGGTGCAAAGTTATATCTACCTCCACCAAATACAACAATAACAGAATCTAGAGCATTTGCAGATTTTAGATTAAGAATCGAAGGAACATCTGCTTTGGGTCTAAGAGTTTTGTCTGAAGAATATTCAAAACCTTGATTGATAATTCTTACTCTGTTGATTTGACCAATATTATCAGATTTTGCATAAACTTCTGCATTTTTACCAAAAGAAGTTTCTATAGAAGAAACTATTGGCGATTTTGTATATCCACTTCCACCAAATACAACTTTAATATCTTCTATTCCACCATTAGCAGTAAGAGATGAAGTCGTATATCTGATTTCATCACATTCTGTTGGAAGATATTTAATTTTTTCTGGGTTTTCTAGGAGATTTATATTAAATGTTGTACTACCTATTCCAGATATTGAATATGTTCCATTATAAGAACTATTGGTAAATAGTATTTCCGAATCATTAATAACTTCAACATCAGATGTTGAAATAAAACCAGATTTTTGAACAGCATAATATATTTTTTGTGGTATATTTGTTGAGAATCCTACTGTTAGTCTAGCATTTGTTGATACTCCAACAGTACCAACTCCAGATACTGTAAAAGTATTAGTAGATCCAGTGGAAACAAACTCATTATAATATTCTTTATCGTAGAAAAGTTTAAACTTATATCCACTTAAAGATGAATGTGATAAGTCAAAGACAAGATCATTATTTTTAACTACGGATATTCTGGGATTAATTTTAGAGAAAATATGTCCAGATCCACCAGTGCTTGCAATACTTACAAATATTGGAGAGTCTCCAGTTGCACCAATATATGTTGATGATAACTTGAAGTTATTGTCATCCACTTTATATACAAAGTATCCGCCAGTCTCTAGTCCAGATATAATTTGATCTGTCGAATTATAAAAAATCTTATCCCCACTAACAAAACCGTGATTTGTGATAGTGATCTTATCATTTACACTATCTACTGAAGTAGAAGTAAATCCGATTGGATTGATCAATAGTTTTTCAATACTTGAGTTAAACTGGACTCTTACTATAGTTGAAGTTCCTATTCCAACCGAAAGATTTGGTTTAATAATTAAATCAATCTGATCATCATTTTTTAATGAATGTGAAGAAGCAACAGAAACAGTTGCTTGATTCTTCTTAACTACTCCAGTTACTTCGGTTAAATTTGAACGAATAAAATAACTGTTTGAGTTTGATCCTGCATTTATGAAATAAACATCATCGGAAAATAATGTGGTTCTTATCCCAATGGTATCTTTTGATTTGGATGAAATAAAAACTGTTTGAGTATCACCAGACAATGGTAGATTGAAATACGATCCATCTGTCAGTGTAGAAATTCCTAAAGATGAGGAGGACGAATCTTTTCCAAAGATAACTTGTTGATTATCATAGAATGGGTGATTTGGAATATAAATCGACTTCGTTAATACTGAAATTGTGGTTGTTATTCCACCAACACTATATGATAGTGTACTTCCAATACCAACTGCTGTTCCAAGTCCAACCGTTTGTAATGGGTTAAAATATCTCTTTGTGTTTATTGAAGAGTCAAAATAGTTTCCTTTTAAAGGAATCTGAAACTCTATTGGTTTGTAGAATACTGTCGTAGATTCTGTATGTGCAGAACCAACTATACCACGAGATACTCTTAAAAGATTTTGTGGTCTAAAGATGTCAAGGATTGTTAGTACTTCCGTTCCAATACCAATGTTGGACTGCGATCTAATATTTTCAGGAATATCAGAAACATAAATGTCTTGCACAACCCCTGGAACAGCATTTGCCGCTACTGCATTAATCAGAGAAGCTTTGTAAGTTGTAAATCCTATTTGATGAATACCATTTAGATTAGCAACATGTGTTGATAATCCAGTAACTTCAACAACATCTTCAGATGTTAAACTATGATATGATGTTGTTATAGCAGTTATAGTATTTGAATTCTCCCAAATAAAGACAACATTATCATATTGATCAATAGTAGTCTCAATCTTACTTATTCTACCACCCTTAATTTTAGAAACCTTTGCAGATAATCCAGAACCACCACTATTTTCTTCTTCAAATATTAAGTTATCATTGACTTTGTATCCAGATCCTGAGTTGATAATATCAAAATCCGAAACCTCTCCTTCTTTTATTGACTCAACAACAGACTTTTGTAGAATGATCTCATTGGATTCTATTAAGAAATCATTGTCGGCATATTTTTCATTAACATTATATGGGAATGTATTTCTAATTAATTCTGAAGAGTTGAAATCAAACGTTGTTTGACTTAACTTCTTATTGAATGCATAGTTTTCTTCTAATGGATTACTTCTATAAGTATTGCCAATAAAATATGGGAACTGTGGATCTAATGTACCAGTGATTATATTTAATGATAATGAAGCAAAGTAAGCATAAGTCCCCTGAGGAAACTCTGGTGTAACGCAATATCTACCATTATATTGATCTAGATCATTTGATCCAGTATATTCATAGTCTTCCACAAAGAAACCAGCAGTAAATCCAGATGGTCTATTTTTAACGATTGCTACATTTGGAGAATATGAAGATTTGACTATCTGGATTGATGAAGATACATTCTTAGGATCGGCATATCCATATGGTCCATATATTGGATTTCCATCGTATGCCCATCCAATGATTGGAGAGTGCTTAGAACTGTCTATATCTAAAAACTCATTTCTTGTATTAGATCCATATGCAAGCACTCCATATTGCAATAAATCATCATTTCTATGTAAAACTTCTCCTCCCCACACAGAAAATCTCATTGCAGAGTTAATCGTCAAATCTCTAATCTTAGCATCTAGTATGAGCCCAGATCCAGGAGAAGATGCAATAACATTTGTGTCTGCTATATTGTAGTTTATCCCTGTCTTTAAAACAACAACACTAGTTACGGACCCATTGGAAACTATTGCTCTGAGTTTACAACCAGATCCACTAAAACTATTGACTATCAAGTCTGGTGGAGCAGTATATTCACTACCTCCAGACTGAACTTGAACCCTTACAATTTTTCCACCAAATATGATTGGTTTAAACTCAGCATTCTTTCCATTTTTAACCGTCAGTAAAGGTTTCTTATTGAAGTTTAGAATATTTGATCCATAATCAGAACCAGATTGATATAAGAATGCATCTACAATCGAACCTCTAAACTTAGGAGTCGCTGTAATAACTCCTACAATCGTGCTTGCAAAAGAAACGTTAACATTAACATTTATTTCTGGATAGTTAAAAATGTGAAATCCAGATCCGTTAGATTTAAACTTAACATATTCTCCTCTCAAGTAGTTTTCTGTAACTGTTCCACCAATTCCAGCATAGGAAAGTCTAAATGCATCACTATTAACTCTAATGACTTTATACTGATCAGATGTTGATAGTCCAGAAATCGCTGTACCCGTTGTTGAATATGTAACAACGTCTCCATTAGAATATCCATGATTATTGAATTGTATATAATTTTCTGATGTTGATATGTTAGATGGATAAGCGATAACCTTTCTGTTTTCATATCCAGATCCAGAATTTATTACTTTAAGTGAAGAAATCGTATTTCTACCATCAAACACTCTAAACTTATGAATACCAAGAGTATTTGTAGTAGTGAATCCAACTGTATTGATTCCACTTAGATAATCAGATTGGCTTTCATAAAGTTGTATCGCAGATGAGTTAATAACTCCTGCATAATAAACTGCCCCAGAAACAAGAGATCTATTTTGGTTTGTATTTGATCCTTGATAACTACCAATACCTAGAGGTTGATTTCCATTTGGATCGTATACAATCTTTTCACCACTGATAAAGTTATGGCGTTGTAAGAAAACTATAGTTTCATTAGTTACATTTATTCCACCACCTTCAAAATCTTGTTTAGCATTAAACTCAACTTCTCTATACCTTCTTTCCAAGATTGCTTGAACTTCTGCTCCAGCACCGTTTCCACCAGTTATCTCTACAGAAATAACTTTTTCAATATCAAAATCAATAGGATCAATAGAAATATCTACAAGGGATCCCCTTACTACAGGTTGAATAAGTGCTGTTGTGCCACTAGAAACTACAGGTTTTGATACTGAAATAACAGGAGGATTAATAATGTCATAGTTATTTCCACTATTTAATATCGAAACACTAGAAAGTGGTCCATAGTAAATCTTATCATTTGATTTATAGTTAATAACTTCAGTACCATTAACTAATATGCCAGTTCCACCAGATATGGTTTGAATATCATCTCCAGTTTGAGAAGGTTGACTTAATGGAAACTTTCTTAGTATTTTTTGTGGCGTTAGTTTTTTATCTCTCTGATCAACTAGAGAAAACTTATGAGCACCATTCTGGGGATTGAATACTAGATAGTCTCCAATATCAATAAAAGATCTTGACTTGTAAAGTTTAACTTTATTAGGAGAAGATGTATCAACCTGAACAAAGTATCTTCCAGATTGAAGTCCACTTATACTTGTAGCAGATCCAACTGGTTGATAGTAAACTTCATCGCCAGTTAAAAATGGAACATTAGATGTAAATGCAATAGTCGAATATCCGTCTTTTGATGCATCATAGTCTTGTAGTGTTCCGCTGGCAGTTGTTGCTGATGCTACCTGGGCAGATATTAAATTAAGAGATATTTGATGTGATGGGAATGAGTTTGATGCAATATATGCATATTCATCTTTTTCATTATATGCATTTGTAATATCTGATGATATTAGATCATTTCCATATTCAATAGCAACTCCAGAACTTGAAGCCTTTTTAATTTTTCTCCTAATATCATATTCTAGGTTTTGATTTAGTGCTCCTACACCACTAAGAACCATAGAGTTTCCAGAAACTGATGAAACAGTTGCATTTGATGTAACAACAGTTTCAGATCCTCTTAAAAGTATATCGACATAATCTCCAAATTTTAACCAAGAATCATTGATTTTATCATAAACAACAAAGGTTGAACCAGAGAAAGATTTTACCTGTAATCTGCTGGATGTATTGTAGATTAGAGAGTTAAAAAACTTTTCTTTATATGAAATATCAGTCTCTGGATCTTCAATTTTTTCTCCCAAGTTTTTGACAAAGATTGGATCTCTCTCTTGGAAATCTAAAATGTTAGAAATCGATGCAAAATTTGATAATACGCCACTCACTCTAAAGATAACAAGTTTATTTCTATCCCCATTTTCAAATCCATAAACAACTTGATCCGATCTAATACTAGTAGTCGAAGAAATACTCGTTGTTATTCCAGTACAACCCAAAAACTGGTTGACTGTTCTTTCTGTGTACGAAATGTTTTGCCCATTACAAACCAAATAACCTTGATTAGCTGGTAAAAATCCAATAGTTGAGTCTACAGTTATTACACTAACCCCAATTCCAACATCACCAATGATTTTTGTCTTTCCCGCTACAACAAAATTACCTGTGATTAGACTTTGATCTTCAAATCCAACAAAAAGTGAAATTTTATAGAATGTTTTGTTATTTCTTGATATAATTTCTACTTCTGATATTGGTCCACTGGCAGTTGGTACTAAGTCGTTTACATCTTTAGTGCCCAAATCATTACCATACCCCTGATATAGAGTTTGTCCAATCAAATTTGTTGGATTTCCAGAGATTAACTCAGTAACAAGTACTTGTCTTCTGATATATTCCGAAGATGATGGCTTGAGAAGTAAATTTTCTAGGTCTAAAATAGTAGGAGTGATGCCATAGAGGACATTAAAGAGTATTCTAAACGATTCTTTAGTGCCTTTTGACTCATAAAGTGATCTGGCTTCCTTAATAAAGTTGCCAACGTTCAAATTTTTGGTAAAAGATACTCCTTCTAGACCTGGAACTAACTTATACTTTACTTTTTCAAAAAATTCTTTAAGAAAAAGAGTACTTAAATTGGACAAATATTGATTTTTTGTGTGATTTTCTGCACTTGTCTGCTCAAAAACAAGATCTTCTTGATTATTTTCAGCATGGTAAGAAGTAATTCCGCTAAAACCACGAATACAACCAGTAAAACTGTTCGTAGTTATACCAGTATAAGTGATAATTTCACTATCAATCTTGATTAAACCATATTTTTCAGGATATCCCTTGGTTGTATTGACATAAATCGTCTGAGAAGAGATTCCAACAGATGAGGTTAGGTAACTGTTGTCATAAAAGACCTCAGGGACAAGGTTATCAACGTTAATATATTGATCAATATTTTCGGTAAGATCACTTACACTACTCTGGTATTCTTGTGATATATAATATTGCTTTAAGAAATCGGAAAAATTTGGATTTTCGTCCAGAATAAACTCTGGCAGCTGACTTTCTAAAATCTGCTGTACCTTGACTCTTGTTTCAAATCCAGTCTTTATCATTTTATCTCGTTAAATTTCCGTTTGGATAACTTGAAATATTTGCAAATCCTACTCCAGATATCTTTTCTCCAGAGGATATCGTATCTTTCACAATATTTATTGTGCTTTTCGAAACATCAAATGATAGATATAGGTCTTTAAGACCAATAACATCATTAGAATCTGGGAACGCTTGAACTTCGATCACATTATTTGGTGCAGAAGTTTCTGTAATAACAACTGGATTGAGAATTATCTCTCCATTTTCATAGTCAACTGTTCCAGCAGACTTAACAATAACAACATAGATAACCTGTCCAGACTCATCAACTTTTGGTTCAACTACAGAAATAACTCCTTCTTTGCCGTCATCATTTGGAACATCGGTAAGATAAACCACATTTGGATGTCCAAATACCTTGAATCCAGTGCTCTTAATATTAAGTCCGTCTGGATTTGCATGGAAAGCATTTCCAAAACAGATTTCATATTGAGTTGGGGTATTGACAGATACTTTAATATCTCTTCTTATTCTAACTTTTGTAATATTTGATGTGATTGAGCGGTCAACATTGTCAATCAAAGATACTAATCTACTGTACTTAAAGCGTCCTCCAAACTTATTCAGATCTATAGATCTAGAATATTTCTGAATGGAGCTAATGATCGACGATTTTAAGGAATCTGTACTACTTACTCTACTAGTATCATAATAAACAGAACTATCAATCTCAATATAAAGAACTTTAAGATCTACAATTTCCTGATTGATTCCAGAAATCACATAGTTTTTCAGTTTAGAATAAATCTGAGTTTTAACAAAATCAGAAATAAATGTACCATTTTTTGGTTTGATGCTGATTTGTACCTTACCAAACTGTGGTGGATTTAACTCCTCACCACCAACTACAGACACTGATTCCGTATCTGGGTAAATTGTTTTGATAATAGCTTCATAATCTCTAGAAGTTACTGCCCTATACTGTGATGAGTATATTCTGGGTGCATAGTATTTGATTGAATCGATGGTCTCAATCTCAGATCCAAACTGTGCAGATTGATTTGTTGTTATATCAATGGTAAATGCAACTGTAACAACTGCATTGTTTGCATTTGTAAGTTGCCCAGAATATGAAAACTCTGAGGCACCATTACCATTTTCACCATCTGTAACGACATAATCTACAGTAATGACGGATCCATTTTCAAGTTTCTTTCCAAATATACCATCACCAAAAAGAAGTTCATATTTTTCATCAACAATCTCTTGAATCAAATATATTTCTGATAGATTATTAACATTGACAATGTTATCAACCACAGAATATTCTCCACCAAGTCCAGTATCACTTACACCTTTAACATATACTTTAATGGTAGAAGTATCGACAAAACTGTTATCAAGAATGAATCTTTGATCTACCGATCCATCTACGACAAAAACTTTTTGAAGTAAAACTCCTTGATAAACCTCAATATTATTGAAGTCTGATTTTTTATATGTTATCCCATCAACTACAAAATCTTTTGTTGTTGCCGTAATATTATCAAAAGTTGAGAAGGTGTATGAACTATTTTCTGCCTTCCCAACGCATACTAAACCCTTCTTAAGGGTGAGTGTCGGGGTATTTGCTGATGTTATAGCACTGAATGAAACAGTTGCCTTAGCGGCGGTTCTAGACCTGGGTACGTAACCGATTTCTCTTGCCCTAGAGATTACATTTTCTCTGAGAGTTGCGGAGTCAAGAAAAACCTCATTCAATACCATGTTAGTATTGAATGCATTAATGTAAGTATTATATGCAAGAGTATTGATCAGTACAGAGAAGTTCGATCCTTCAAAGTCAAAGTCAGTAAATTTTGTATTCGCACGAAGATAATCTTTTATTCCTGCCTTAATCTGATCAAAGTCTAAAGTGGTAAATCTTGTGAGTGGCATTATCTATTTGCCTCTAGTAAGAACGTAAACGTTTGAGTTGGTATCTCTTGCCCTATAATATCAAATATAATGGTACATAAAAATGTATTTGAATCTGGTCTTGGATCAACCTCTATCCTTAAGTTGTTAACTCTAGGTTCATAGTTTTTAACTGCAATTTCAATCTGGGATTGAATGCGGGCGGCAGTGGCAAAATCACAAAAATTAAAAAGACTTGCTCTCACATAAGATCCAAAAAGACTGTCAAAAGGAACTTCTGTTGGAATAGTTTCAACAATATTCCTTACAGCCCTACGAATCGCTGATTCATTCTTAAGAATCTGCAGATCTTTAGTAATTGGATGTGGAGTAAAAGATAAATCAATATCTTTAAACTCTCTAGATATCCTTTGGACTGCCATTGATAAAAGTTTCTTGACTTATTTATATTGCAATTCTAAAAGAAAACCATCTTTTGGTAGGCATTAAATCATCCAGAAATATAACTTGGTTCAGTTCCGTAATCCCAGTCATCATAGTCTTCATCGTTTCTAATCTTCTGATGAATCTCATCTTGGATTTTGAAGTTGTGCTTTTTCATGTCATCGTGCATGATCTCTGAAAGCACTCTTTTTTGTTGTGGTTGTTGATAATCGGTGATGAGTTTATTTGTTCCCCACATTTCTCTCATGTAGTTGGGGTCTCTGTCAACTGGTAAATTAGACATTTTAGCTCCTGTTTTAATGAATAAAACAGAACTTTTATAAAGGAGGTTGCTATCTCCCTACTTCTATTTA